GTCTACTATTACGGGGCACACCGCACCCACCACAACAAAGGTGACCGGGTAAAAGCCGGAGAAAAAATATATTTGTCGGGCTCAACTGGTGCCAGCACAGGACCCCACCTTCACTTCGAGGTGAGGACCAGCCGCAAATGGGGAACCGACACAGACCCTCAGCCTTACTTTGCCGAGCAGGAGCCAGCCAAGCTTGTTGCTGACGGCATCATGGGCAAGAACACGTGGAAAGCCATGCAAACAGTCCTCCGCAGAGAAGGCTACTACGCAGGCAAAATTGACGGAATCGCAGGCAAACTAACCGTCGGCGCACTGCAAAGATACATAAACGACGGAAAATTTTAATGCAAGGCCCTAGTTGGAAACACCGGCGTAGACTCATTTATTTAAGCTACGCATTATCAGCATTAATGATTATTGCGGGCGGGGCCATGTTTTTTGTTGACCAGTTCGGTGTTGGTGTAACATTAATCACTGTCGGCGGGTCAATCCTGACAATTATCCTTACCGCCTACACAGGTTTTGCTGCATACGAGGATGTAAAGATATGGAACAACGACGGAGAAGACAATGAAAGATAGACTTATCAATTTTGTAGGGTACGCGGGAGAACGAGCAATTAAAACTTTTGCCCAGACTGCGTTAGCTTCATTAACTGCGTCACAAATTATTGGCATTTTAGATGTTGACTGGGTTCAGATTTTTTCTGTCGCCGGTCTAGCTTTTGTGTTGTCAATTTTGACTTCGATTGCTTTTCCATCTAAGCCGTTGGATGGTAAAGAGAATTAAGTAAATAAAAAAGGCCCCCAAGGGGGCCTTTTTTCATTGACAGCTGTCACACATTAACGCTTCAAACGGGTCCACTGGACACGCCACGCCACCGACAAATTCAACATCATCCATATTTAGTTCCTTTTTCACGCTAAGATTGTCCAGACGGTTAGGACAACTATGAAGATACTTTTACTAGACCTTGAAACATCACCTAACTTGGCGTATGTGTGGGGTCTCTGGAATCAGAACGTTTCGATAAATCAACTGGTCAGTTCTACCGAGGTTATCTGTTTCGGTGCCCGTTGGTACGGGCAACGTAAAGTCCACTTTAGCTCAGTCCACCATGATGGTAAAGCCAACATGCTTAAAGCTATACATGAGCTTTTAGATGATGCTGATGCTGTTGTGGGTTGGAACAGTGCGGGTTTTGATGTGAAGCATTTGTATCGTGAGTTTATTGAAAACGACATGCTTCCGCCGTCTCCGCATAAGGAGATTGATTTGTTTCGGGTGGCTAAACAGCGGTTTAGGTTTCCGTCAAACAAACTGGATTATGTGGCCCAGAAGTTGGGGTTGGGGGCAAAAGTAAAGCACAGCGGGTTTGAGTTGTGGATTAAGTGCATGTCGGGTGACGATAAGGCTTGGCGTGAGATGAAGAAGTACCAGATTCAGGACGTGAACTTGCTGGTGGGTTTGTATGAGAAATTTTTGCCGTGGATTAAGAACCACCCCAACCGGGCACTCATTGACGGTAGGCCTGAGGCTTGCGTGTCGTGCGGGTCCGATCATTTGCAGTCTCGCGGTATGGAAACTACGGGTACATCCCAGTACCGCAGGTTTAAGTGTATGGACTGTGGCAAGTGGCAGCGTGGCAGTAAAAGCGAGGCTACGAGTACAATGAGAGCTATTTAGGAGGTAACTATGTCGATGTTGTCGTCTGACGATAATCCTGGCACGTTTGGGCGTGACGAGAACCCTAAACCGCCTGCTGAGGTGGTTAACGATTTTCACGAGAACAGTGACGTTGATTCGCGTGCGGAAGCACAGCACCACACGTTGGGGCCTAACCCTACCCAGGCGTCCCCTGGCGATCACACCCATGATGGTGGTGACTCGGCGCTGATCCTTGAGGGTGAAACAATTTCCGGGTCTAGGGCTACGGATGCGTGGCGTCTGTCGGTCAATGCTATTCTTGTTCGTCTCGGAGCTGTCGACAACTCGACCTCGTAATGCCATCGAAGCCCCGACAACTAACACCGGCAGAGCTTTTACAGCTTGCCGTTGCTGAGCTTGACCAGTCAATCCACAAACCCAACATCCTAAATTATGGGGAAAAGGATTACCCGGAGCAGCTCAGGTTTCACAAATCTGACAAACGTGGACGGTTTATTTCTGGAGGTAACCGTGGAGGAAAGACCGACGCCGAAGTCGTGGAATCTATCTGGTGGGCAACTGATACTCACCCATATCTTAAGCGACCTGCTTCATGGGGTTCTGGGCCTATCCAACTAAGGTTTGTCGTTGTCGACGTTGCGAAGGGTATTGAGCAGATTATTTTGCCTAAAATGAAAAGGTGGATACCACGCTCCTACCTGAAGGATGGTGATTGGTCTAAGAGTTGGGATGCAACCAACTACATTTTGACGTTTGATAATGGATCAACAATTGATTTTGTTACTTGGGGTATGGACATGATGAAGTTGGGTGGTGTTCCTCGTCACGGGATTTTCTTTGACGAGGAGCCCCCCCAGCACATTTTCAACGAGTCGATGATGCGTCTGATTGACTACAACGGGTTTTGGGTGATTGCGGCTACCCCGACGAAGGGTATGGGCTGGACGTTTGATTTGCTGTGGGAGCCCGCGAAGGAGGGTAAGGCCGAGGAGATCGACACGTTTACCCTGTCGGCTGAGCAGAACCCGTACATTCAGGCTGACATGGATGACATGAATTTTTACATGTTGGGTATGAATAAGGAGGAGCGTGATATTCGTGAGAAGGGTGACTTTGTTGCTCGTAGTGGTTTGGTGTTTCCTGATTTTAGTCAAAACATTGAACGTTATTTAGTTGATTTTGGCCCAGGCGATGTGCCTAAGAATTGGGCAATCTACGCTTCTGTCGACCACGGTTTGAATAACCCGACAGCGTGGTTGTGGCATGCAGTGTCACCGACAGGGGATATTGTGACGTTTGCGGAGCATTACCAATCGAACATGATTGTGTCGGAGCATGCCCAGCTGGTAAAACAGCGTGAGCTGAGTTGGGGTCGTAAACCTGACTCTGTGGAGCGTATGGGCGACCCTGCGATGCGTCAACGCAACGGGGTGACCGGGACATCGATTATCCAAGAATATGCGCTCCACGGGCTTTACGTGAATGTTGAGGGCATACCTCACGATGTCATGGTCGGTATTGAGAAGATGCAAGCGTATTTCCGTCGACGCAACGACACCCGTTGGGGTCCAGACCGGCCTAAATGGGTTATTTCCCGTAACTGCGCCAACTTTATCCGCGAGCTGAAGAAGCTGCGGTGGGGATCATACGCTTCCGACAAGACGGCGTATGACACGAACAAGCAAGAAGTTGTGCATAAAAAAGACGATCACGCTTTTGATTCGGCGCGTTATTTTGCAACAACCAGGCCCGATCTGAAACCAATCATGGATTCTGATAGTGTCGAAGATGCTCCGACTACGCTAAGATACGAGGAGTTGCTTTTGAGAATGCGAGAAGACCCTAGTGTTGAGTTCGCGGAAGACAAAGCAATGGACGAGGACGGACCTACCGTCATCGCAGGATATGGAGACTATTACTGATGAGTAGATTTTTCCTAGTGGACGCACCAGCTCTTGCCCCAGGCTCCTGCTGGTTCACCAAAACAAGTGACGGCCCGTTTATTGACACGGGTTACGACCTCAGCAAACACGTCATTGACCGTGGACGGGTGTACATTTCCATTACTGCCCTCCGCGAAATGGCACAGGTTGCCGGACTATTCGACGAAAAACCCCCCGTTTCTGTCGAGATGAAAAAAAAAGAATGGTACGACAGGGGTTACAACGATGCAATTAAGGAGCTAAAAACCGATGCTGTCAATCATTTTGTTGAGCGTGTTCTCGCTGATCCTACTAACGCTGCTGGTGCTGCAACACTGGTGGAATCAGCAAGCCATCACACAGCTGCTGGGGCAGCAGTCCCAGACGTTGCAGACGCAACAGCAGGAGCACCAGAAGACGGTGCAAGCGTTGACGAAGTTGAACGAGAAAGCGCAAGCGTTGGTAGCGTCAAGCGACCCGCTCGCGTTTCAACAAATTCAAGCGATGACGCAAACTTTAGATTATAGTGGTTACCAGGACTACGACCCATCAGACGAAGCGGAAGCTGAGAGAATCGCAGCCAGGAACCCTAACCTTGCAGCAGGAGACGACTTAGATGCCCAAGACGCCCGACAGTTATTCGTTGAACTCACAGGAGTTGACCCAGAGTTCTACGGTAATTAAGTTACCGGAGGACGGGCTAAACATTGAGAAGTACCGTGAAAGCGAGGAAGCTCGTAAGCTTGTCGCCTGGGTACAGTCTGAATGGTCTAAAGCAAAAACTTCTCGCAGTCAAAAGCAGTTGCAGTGGTTTAACAACATGTCCATGTTTTATGGGCACCACTGGGTAGAGCAGACTCGCGGTAACTTCCCTGAAGATTACAGGGACAAACTGTTTACCCCACGTAAGCCTTACTACCACCAGCGGAAAACCATTAACCGTATTCGGTCTTATGTGCGGTGGGAAATGTCGAAGATGCTGTCGTCATTCCCCACCGCTCAAGCCATTCCTGCGTCTAGTGAGGATCAGGACCAGCGGGCTGCGTTCGCTGCTGAGCAGGCGTGGACTTCGATTAGTGAGTCTAAGAAGTTGCGGAGCCACATGTCGCGTACCATGTGGTGGACGATTGTTACAGGTAACGGCTTCCTGAAAACTCATTGGGATCCTACTTGTGTCGATAAAGTTTCTGGCGAGATGGGAGACATTAAATATGGGCACGTTACGCCATTTCACCTTTTTGTTCCTGACATCCGCGAACAGGACATTGAGGATCAGCCGTTTGTCATTAATGCGTATACGAAGACGGTGGAGTGGGCTGAATACTATTTCGCAAAAGAACTTAATGGAATTAAGTTGGCTGCTAGTACTTCTAGCGCTAACCAGATTCTGGACGAGGCTTATCTCAACCTGGGCCACAGCAAAGCACCGGACAGCGTTATTGTTTACGAAACTTGGGTAAAGCCCGGAGCAACCAAACTTCTCCCCCAGGGTGGCGTCATCATCAGCATTGATGACATCCTCATCAGCGTGTACCGTGACGGCTTTCCCTACGACCACATGATGTACCCGTTTACCAAGTTCGAGCACATCCCCACTGCAACGTTCTACGCTGACAGCCCCATCGTGGACCTGTCGCAGTTGCAAAAAGAGTACAACGGGCTCCGATCCGAAATTTCTGAGGCTGGACGCCGCATGGCTAAGCCTCAGCTGATTGCACCGATGGGTAGCATTGTTCCATCTAAGCTGACCAACGAGCCTGGTCTTGTCATCCAGTACAAGCCTGGTATGGCACCACCCCAGCCGTTGCCCCTGTCACCTCTGCCCCAGTATTACCTGGATCAGCAGGATCGTGTGCTGAACGACTGGATTGATATTTCTGGTGAGCGGGAAGTGTCGAGAGGTGACACACCTCCTGGCGTGACTTCTGGTACGGCTATCTCCTACTTGCAGGAAGCATCCAACCAATACTTGACCCCGCAGTTCCAAAGCATTGAGGATGGTATTGAAAAGATTGCTACACAAACCATTGAGTTGTTTGTGCAATATGTTGATCTGCCCCGTAAGATTCGCACCATTGGTGCTGACGGCGCATTCGACACCATGCTCCTCAGGGGTGCTGACGTTGCTTCCGGTACAGACATTCGTATTGAGACCGGCTCCAGTTTCGCCAAATCTAAGGCGGCGCAGGAAGCCCGTGTGATGGACATGTTTGCTGTCGGCATAATCGACCAACCGGCTGCTGCCCGCATGCTGGAAATCGGTGGCGTGCAGAAGATCATGGACACTTTGAATGTGGCGGAGCGTAAAGCTCAACGCGAAAACATCAAGATGAAGATGCTCACTCAGGATGACATTGAGATGGCTCGCATGCAGGCTATGGAAGAAATTATGGCTAGCCTGCCGCCTGAGGCGATGGAAAACCCTGAAATTATGATGGAGCTGGAAAACATGCCAGCACCCCTGGTTGTTCCTGTCGACGACTTTGATGTTCACGAAGTTCACGTAGAAACCCACAACAAGTTCCGTATGTCACAAGAATACGAAATCTTGCCTGACGAGCTAAAAGCACAGTTCTCAGAGCATGTGGCAATGCACGAACAAGCTATTCAGCAGAAACAGTTGCAGCAGTTCTTGCAGATGATCCCAGGTGACGGCACAGAGGCTGGTGGGCCTCCTATGGGCGGGGACAGCATGGAAGTACCAATTGGTGGTCCTGAGATGGGTCCAGGTGCTATGATGGCACCTAACGGGGCTGTACCGGATATGGCCCCTGAACAAGGAGTATAACCATGGCAGATTTCGACGTTGTGGCCGACACTCTTCCCCAACAGGAGTATCGCCCCACCAGAAACTATGGACGTAAGACTGTCGATGAACTGAAAACTGAAATTCAGGCCATCGATGGAGCAACGTACACAAACGCTGAGGTCCTGAAAATGACCTACAACGACCTGACGTACGCGATTCACGCTCTTTCCTAATAAAGTGCGTGGTTGACAACTAAATACAGTACAATAAAATCCGTTAATAGCTAGGGCCTCACTGGGAGGTACGGCGATAAGGAGAACGAAATGGACGAAACTACAGGTACAGAGACAGAAACCTCGACGGAGGTTGTGGATTCTTCAGGGCCGGTAGAGGCAAACACCGAGCAGCAGTCTTCCGAGGAATCGGGGGGAAATCCTGCTTGGGATTCATTGCGTTCAAAACTCGACCCTGTTAGCTTCCATAACATTCAGGATGATCTGAAGAACTTTGACAAGAATGCGGAATCCCGCATTTCTTCGTTGAACCAGCAGCTCAAACAGTACAACGAGCTGGGTTCACCGGAGCAGTTGCAAAACTATGCGGCTATTGCTCAGAGACTCGACACAGAACCTGAGGTTATCTACAACGCTTTAGGTGAATTCCTTAAGCAAAATGGTCGACTACCGGAAACACAGCAGGAAATGCAGGACGCGGTAGATGAAGAAGAAGCTACGAACGGGAACGACGAAGCACCTGTCGATCCACGTCTAGCACAGTTGGAACAGCAGACTCAGCAAATGCAGGAGTTTCTGGCCCAGCAGGAGCAGATGCGGATTCAGCAGGAAGCGGATGTCGCTCTTGGACAGGAAATCGACGAACTCAAACAAGCACACCCGGACTTTTCGGAGGACGATGTGCGTGAAGTTTTGATGCGGGCGGCGTTTCAACTTCAGAGCAGCGGAAAGGCAGCCAAACTGTCAGATGTTGCTCAAGAGTACGTAGATAAGACAGTAAACCGAATTCGCGCAGTACCGCGACCAGGAGATTCGGCCCCAAGATTGCTGCCCACATCGGGTGGTATGCCTGGAGGACAGCAGGCACAACCACTCGGGAAGTTGTCGAGAAACGATGTGCAAAGTCTCATCGCCTCGTCAATTGAACAGGGCCGGTAGTTTAAAGGTTTAGTCTCCTTTCAACTAAGAAAGGAAAGACAATGGCTGCAACACTTGCATCTATTGAGTCATATCTCAAGGAGGTGTACCAGGGACGCATCCGCGAGCAGCTTAACGATGAGATCGTTGCGCTGAAGCGTATTACTCGCAGTGGCTCTGGTGTCACCAACGAAGTTGGCGGAAAGTACGTAACTTTCCCCATTCACACTCGCCGTAACAGCGGTATCGGATCTCGTTTCGAGTCCGAGGCACTTCCTACCCCCGGTCAGCAGGGACACGCTGCCGCTCGTGTGGGTCTGAAGTACGCATACGGTGGAGTTCAGCTCACTGGTCAGGCTATTAGCCTCTCCGACACTGACGCCAAGGCTTTTGCTAAAGCTTTGGACAACGAGGTCGAGGGTCTGAAGAATGACCTTAAGAAGGACATGAACCGTCAGGTTTACGGTTCTGGTAACGGTGCCATTGGCGTTGCTACTGGAGCTAACACGGCTGCTGTTGCTCCTGTGGCTGACGCTCGTCTCTTCCAGATTGGTATGGTCGTTGACACCCAGACTGGTACCACTGTAGACAACACCGGACTGGTTGTTGCTTCTGTGGACCTGACTGCTGGTGCTAACACTGTTACCTTCACCACCACCCCTGGTACCGCACTCGCCTCTGCTGACATTATTGTCCGTTCAGGTTCTGGTGTGGCCGCTAGTGGAAACCGTGAGCTTACTGGTCTCGCTGCAATCGTCAGCGACTCTGGAACGCTCTACAACATCGACCCCTCGACTGAGCCTGAGTGGAAAGCTACCGTTGACGACAACGGTGGAACCCCTCGCGCCCTGTCGGAGAGCCTGATGATTAACATGGTTGACAGCATCCGCACCAAGGGTGGCTCCACCACTCTGATCCTTCAGTCGCTCGGTGTTCGCCGTGCGTACTTCAACCTTCTGTCACAGTTGCGTCAGACCGTGAACACCCAGGAATTCACTGGTGGTTTCTCTGGTCTTGCGTTCACCACTGACAGTGGAGAAATCCCTGTTGTGGCAGACACCGATGCACCGCTCAACAAGCAGTGGTACATCAACGAAGACGCCCTCACGTACTACCGTGACGAGGACTGGCACTTCATCGACAAGGATGGGTCGATGTGGAAGCAGGTTCGTGACTCCAACGGTGACTACGACGCATACTACGCTCGCATGGTTGAATACCACGAGCTTGGTACTGACCGTCGTAACAGCCACGGTGTTATCGAGGACATCACTGAGGCCTAAACCCCCTCGCCAGATTGATGGCCCAGCCCCTATAATGGGGTTGGGCCATCATCATTTTAGGAACTTATGGAATTCGAGTATCCGTTTTATGCAACAAGTACTCTTCTGCCGGAGGGTTTGTCAACGGACGATTACCGGCACGAGTTTTACAAAAACAACCGTTACATGGGTATTGAACAGTCTTACACGGTTGCGGGCGGTACTTCTGGTACCCAGCCTACGTTTACAGGTGACCCGTTATTTTCTGGCAGATACGTGATTCTTGGGCATATAATTCATTTTGAAATTCAAGTTGATTTTGACAACATTCTTACGTTTGGTACAGGTCAGTATTACGTGACTCTGCCTTTTGCATCAAAGTATGCTTACATTTTGCGGGACGGTTGTTTGCACGATGGTGCTATCCAGTATCATATTTCTGGGCACGTGGATGCTGGCTCAGATGAATTGCAGCTTTTCAGCTCTGACAAAGTAAGTAGCAGCGTACAGGATGTGGCTTTTACTTCTTCAACCCCCGTAACTTTGACTACGGCAGATAATTTTCACATTGCGGGAACATATATAGTGGACGACAGTTAATCGAGGTAGGATAAAACTATGCAAAACAAACTCCTTTTTTACCAGGCAGCTTCAGCGCTTCCGGCAGGTTTGAGTCTTGCCGATTACGAGTACCGTTTTTACTCTGATAACGCGGGTAAAGAGATTCTGACCGCAGACATTGACACTCCCCTTAACGGGCAGGTTCTGAAATACAACGGTACGTCTGGTGAGTGGGAGAATGCTAGCGACGCTTTCACAGGACCTGTTACATGGGGTGCTTTAGCTGGCGTATAAGCTAAACTGTCCTACATGGAAACATTTTTAGGACAATCACCCAACGTATACAACCCTGACCTCGGAGAGTTCGTCCGAGAAGATCACATGCACCTTGCACAAGTGCTGAAAGACCTCAAACCCACGTACAACCTGGTCTACATTCCGGTAAAAGACCGTACAACACCGGAAGAGAAACAAAAACCGTGGGCAATCCTGGATCGGCCAGATAATCTACCCGAATATGTAGTTCGTTACCTATCGGAAGAAGAGATGAAGCAGCCGCACAAGGTTTTGGCGTGGCTGTTTGACGGGGATATTGTGCGTCACGGGGCAGAAAACGTGCTGAAACGCATTGAGGCGGAGGAGAACGCCAAAAAACTTCTTGATTTCAAAAGACAGGAAGAGGAATTAGAGGATAGAATCGATTATGCTGACTTCTTGTTTACTGGTGGGCGGGACAAGAAGCACACAATCTCTCATAATGGAAAGAAGTTTGAGCGATGAGCTATAGTTCCCCCACTAAAACCGTTGGCGACGTACAGAGCCAGGTTAAGCGTGTTTTCGGTGACGAATCCGGTGTTCAGTTAACGAATGACGATATTACTCGTTGGATTAACGAAGCACAGGTTGATATTGCTAAGCAGAACCAGATTTTGCAGACGACAGCAACAATGGCTGTAACAAGTGGTACTGCCACGTATTCGTTGACTTCGGTTACCCCACGTATTGATACTTTGGCGTCTTTGCTTTTGGATGGTCGCCGTGTCGGTAACATTCCGATTTCGCAGGCTGAGGAGTCTATTTCGTTGGCTGACCCCGAGGGCACTGAGACGGGTGCTCCCCAGTTTTGGTACGCATGGGGTGGGGATATTACGTTTTGGCCTAAGCCGAACAAAAATTACACGATGACGATTCGGTATAACGCCCAACCTGCTGCTGTGACCACTACTGCTGGTGACGTTCTGTCGGTACCGGACGAGTGTTTTACGGACATTTGTAACTATGTGTTGATGCGTGCTTATGAGATGGATGAGAACGCTGAGATGATGGCGGTTAAGCAGGCTGAGTACAGTACGAGTGTGGCGGAACGCGGTGAGCAGGAACGTCTTGCTGCGACGATGACTTACGAGACTAATATCACGTTCGAGCTTATCTAGGAGCGGCTATGCCAGGTGCACCAATTCAGGTGGGGCCGTTCATTGGTGGCCTTAACACGTTCAGTGACCCTACCGCGATTGCCGATAACGAGTTGACGGTTTGTCAAAACTTTGAGCTGGATTTGGATGGGTCACTAAAGTCACGCCCACCCATTGAAGACTTGGGTGTCAATTTCCCGTTGAGCGCCACAGGTAACATCAACATTCTTGGGTACTACTACACGGCTACGGGGACCTCGTACCTACTGGCTAGTGACGGAAACAACTCAACTTATTCTTTTGATGGCAACACGTGGACTTTGATTACCGCCACAATGTCTGGTGCTGCAATGGTGCAGTTCGATGACAAAGCCTGGATTACTGCCCCTGTCGGAAGCCTCACACCTGGCGGGTACTGGACTCCTGGTGGTGGATTTACCGCAGACAACGACATGCCGTTAGGTGACAGCATTGTGTCATTCAAAGGCCGCCTGTGGATTGCGGAAGGTAAAGACAGCACCAACCAGGGCACACGGCTGTACCGATCCAAAACCCTGGCTGACCCCGCACTGTGGGTGGCCGTCAACGATTTTGTGGATGTGGGTTCTGGTGACGGGCAGAACATTGTGCAGTTAGCTGTGTACTTCAACACGCTCCTCATTTTCCGTGTTAATTCGATTTACGGTTTGCAGTACACGTCCGACCCGGCAGCAGCCACCATTTCACTGGTGGTGCCGAATGTGGGGCTTAACTCTAAAGAAGCGTTAGACCAGTTCGAGTCGTTCATTTATTTCATGTACGAAGACAAGGCTTACGAGTTCAGTAACAACCGTGCCGCCCAGATCAACGTGAAGGTACCGTTCAAGGCGGGTACCACGTCTGGTATTTATCTGCCGTTTGCTGTGTCGGAATTCAACCGCCGACTTGTGTTCAGTTTTTACGACACCACCTATGTGTACAGTTTGAGGACCCGTACTTGGACAAACTGGAAATCTGACACGTTTGGTGCTGTAGGCAAAATTGTGCGCCGTGAGTCTGGTAACGAATCGTTGCCTGTCGCGGTGACGCACAGTTCCGCAGCAGTCGCCCCTGGCGGATTACGCTCCGCCCCTACCCTGTTTATTACGGATGCCACAACTACGGCTGCCGAAGACATGGAATGTATCATCCAGACCAAGAACTTCAACTACCAGGCCAGTTCTATTTACAAGCGCCTGTTTTGGTGGGGTTTGGATGCACAGTTCCGTGGGGATGTGGAGGGTATTGCTTACCCGGTGACCTACTCGTTCTCTGTGTCGTGGCAAGACCTTCTTGACGGCGGTAACTGGGGTACCTTGTTGCCGTTCACATGGGGTCAACCGCAAACCGAGGCACCATCTACCGAAACAGACATCAGTGTCGGCGGTAACGCACTCACCAGAACGTTCGTGAAGTTCCTCAAATCTCTGCGTTTTCGTCAAATCTACTTCCGCGTCAAGTTTGAGACAGACGGCTCTACCACGACAGCCCCTGTTAGACTATTCTCACTAATGACTTACGTAAATCCGAAGCAAACAGTGTCCAAGGAAATCACATAATGAACAACGTCAGAGTACAATTTAGTGCTCCTGCCCAAGGTGGCGGGGGTTTCAACCCTTATGCTGCCGGAAAAAAGCATTACGGGAGTGGACGCCCCATGCCAACTGTTGGTAAAGTAACTGATAGGGCGGGTTACAAACAACGTGACGTTAAAGCAGCTGCGAGACGTGACGCTTTGATGAGGAGACTTTCATAATGTACCGCGATAAATCTAGCATGGGTAACCGCCTCGCTCCCCAGAAGGGAATGTATGACGATGAGGACATGCAAAAGAAGGCACGTGAGCGTGCCATGATGAACCGCTTGTCGTCTATGCCCGGTAGGGCCTCTTCCTAAGGAGTTAATTATGGCTAGATTTTATGAGAATGATCGGAACCCTCCTCCTCGCCCGCCTCGGCCTATGCCTCCAGGTGATGTTGCTCGTAGGGCTCAGCCCCAGCCTCAGCGTCCGATGAGCCCTCCCATGCCCAGTGGTCCTAGGGGCGGGGTAAGTAACGAAGAGTCTGAAAGGCGTATTAGGGACGCACGGAATTTGATGCCTATGCCTCGTCGAGACTATACTCGGCCCATGCCTCCCGGTTTGGAGGGTCAGCAGTATTTAGCCCCTGGCGGTATGGGTGGTCGCATGCCTTCTCGACGTGCCCCTATGCCTATGCCTCCTGGTCTGGAAGGTCAGCAGTATTTGGCTCCGGGTGGTATGGGTGGTCGTATGTCTGGGGAGTTAGACGTTCTTATGTCTTTGCTTGCGACTCCTAGCAGGGCTGCTCGCGGTGCTATTGAAGGTGGTGCTCAGGCAGTAAATCCTGATTTTGAAATGCCGGACATTGAGGCTCTTTTGCGTGCTTACATGCGTCAAATGCAGGGCGGTGGATAATGGCTTTAAGTGCTGCGGAAATGGCCCGCGAGAAGGTTCGTGATAAGGCTAGGGCGCGTGCTGTACGCGAACAGGTCCGAATTCCCTCTAGAACTTCCAGTAATACACAAGC